AAACAACAGAATCGAGTATTTGCTCGGTATCGGTCTGTTGCACCTGCTAGGTGTTAGTGATCGCCTCTTGGCACAAGTCAGCGGAGTCTGTTTTTGATGGCAGACGAAACTCCATGCAGCCAATGCGGTGGAGTTGACTTGGATCGGTTCTTTGTTAAGAGCCATGGAGTTAATCACGTCATTTGTAACGAATGTTCTCAGGAGTGGATTGAATGATTACTCCAGTCTTCACGACGCCTTGGGCACAGTGGAGTTTTGATACCGTTCGGGAAGATGGTATATCGACCGATGAAGAAGTATTTATTCACGGGTATTTGCAATTGACTAACATGTTTAGTCATACAGCAGTTCCCATTAGTTTGACCAGAATGAGTAATCCACACATTCTGTCCTATGGGTATGCAGGCATAAGTGCCGAAAGATATGGAATAGCAGCAGCGATGTCTGATCGCAAAGCATTCCAGTTGGCGAGTTCACCAGCATATCAGGCTGGAAAGAAACTCGGTACGAGATTAGGCCTCAAAGGCGGAGCTCGAACAGCGGGCAGATTTGCTGCACGTGCAATCCCGGGCCTTGGTTGGGCAATGTTAGCATACGACGCATATGATTTGGTTGCAAATCAGCGTCTGTTTGGCGTACAACTTTAAGCGGAATTTGCCTCGTTAGGGGCATGAGCGGGAAAGTGACAACGGATTCAATCTTGATTATTCGGACAGCGGGTGTACCCTGTATCCGATGCGGCTACACCTATTGCGGGTGTTGGCGATGATCATCTGTATCGAACATCGCTATGTTTGTCAGATGGGAACGAGGCCTTGTCCCGAGTGTGAAGAAGAATGAAATGCACCACGTGCATTAGAGTTACACGAATCTATGGATCGTGTGAACAAGTAGCTCCTTGGCTTTGTTCTTGCAAGAAACCGAAAGATCAGCAAGAGAAGTCAACTGTCCAGGACACCTTCTGGTGTAAGACTGGCTGTTGTGAAGGGAGGCGCTGCATGTATGCACGACCCGGCAGATGGGTATTCACCCAGAAGCGTGCGTAAACACGCACAAGCAGGCGCAACGATTAAGCGCCTTCAACTCCGGTTGAAAGGCGAAGAAGATGGGAATCCGGGGCTGGAGGTCACGGAATACGTAGTGGTTCTCAATTCGGAGGGGGTAGGGGTATGGACAACAAACTCTTTAGAGTGAGTGCCACCCCATATGGCCATGGCCAGTAAGAGAACAAAGGGACCACGCATGGATCCTGCAGTGATGAGATTAAGTTTCAACGTTGATTCAGATGTGAAGTATCTGGATCTATCTCAATGCGCTAGCATCGCTAACCGCCGCTTCTACTCGCAAGGTGTGCAATGGGCAGTTGCCCGCATCACATTTGTGGATACTACTGGAACAGCAAATGGGACTGTAAATATTCAGAAGCTGCCAACCACTTGGGTTGTTGGGCAGTCTTGGAAAAAAGGCAAAGCCGTTTGGGACATGATGAACCAAAAGGCAATGAAATTGGCTGAGGGAGTAAAGCCACGCTATTACGACTACAAAGTTCACATGGATACAACTCACGTAGCCGGTGGGTTCGGCCAGAACCTCATCCCGATCAGGGGTGTACCAGCCACAGGAGCCTTTCCTCAAGGCGAATGGATGGCATCGCAGTATGTTATTCCCAACGAGGGAACTAACACAGTCACGACGTTCAATGTTAAGATGAGCGGAAATGACGATGCAAATGCAAAAGGACTTGTCAAAGGCTACAGCCTTTCTCGTGCATTGCCATTTGACCCAGATCCACGAACGTTTACGGATCTGAGTGAGAACTGGTTGAGTCAAGTGTTCAATGAGGGTACACTTCAGACCTCTGAAGTTCTTGATGACCTCGAAGAACAAAATGACGCACTACCATACAACGATGCTTATCCCCAGGATAACGAGGTTGTTGACGAAATCGTGTTCCGTAATACTGCGGAACGCCCGGTTCCGGGTTCACGACTTTCGATTGGAGGTTTCACAGCTCCTTGCGGCTTGCTCCGCATTGATCAATTGACAGGTGCACAATTGCGCATGTATGTTGATCTTGTACCGGGTTCCCATCGTGGCTACCTGTGCCAATCGATGGAGGACATGTGAATGTCGCCTGAGACTGAAGTAGTCAAGGAGGCGGTTACTACCGCATCTCTCCTCAATCACTTGAAAAACAACAGAATCGAGTATTTGCTCGGTATCGGTCTGTTGCACCTGCTAGGTGTTAGTGATCGCCTCTTGGCACAAGTCAGC